ATTCCAACCGGCCCTCCCGGTGCGGTGGCTCGCCGCATCTACGCTACGCAAAACGGCGGTCGTGACTTCTTCTTTGTCGACGACGTTCGCAACAACACAGAGCTGTTGTACCACGCGACCCGCAGGGACAGCACCTTTTCGGTAGCCGCGCCCAGCGACCTCGACATCGTGCCCATGCCTGCCTCAGCAGCCAAGGTCTGCGCCTCGTTCAAGGGCTGCCTGTGGTTCGACGGAGGCACAGCCGACCCCTCGCGCCTGTACTTCAGCTACCCTGGCCTGCCTGACCAGTTCGGTGCTGCGGACTACCTAAACCTCAACAGCCGAGGCGGGGCTGTCGTCGGCATGGCTCAGCACTACAACGTGCTGCTTGTGCTTCGCGAGCAGGGCATCGACATGGTCACCGGGTCGTACCCAAACTTCACCGCGCAGACCATTACCGACCAAGTGGCCTGTCGCTCGCCGCACAGCATCGACATCATCCCTGGCGTGGGCACTGTGTTTCTCGCCGAAGACCAGGTCTACGCAATCCAGGGCGGTCTTGTTGGCGGCTCGCAGGTGCAGCTTGTACCGCTCGGTCAACCTGTGCGTGAGGAGCTGCAGCGGTTGACCCGTAGCTGTTCACACCGAGCTGTGGGACGGTACAGCCCTCGCACGCAGGAGTACCACCTGTACATCCCGGTCGACGGTAACGACCGGCCAAACCTGGGTTTGGTGTACCACACGGTTCGAGGCTGGAGTGTCCGCACCGGGTTTCCCGTCGGGTGCATCGACCGTCTGCACAACGGCACACTGCTGTTCGGGCACCATACCGGTGCAGAGGCCGGGGTCGACTCCGAGGCAGGACTGTTTGTTATCAGCAGCAAGCGGGCCATGGGCGGCAAGATTGAGTCTGATGCTTACGTTCTCAACGAGCCGCCGACCTCCGTGTACGAGAGTGCGTGGCTGGACATGGGTGACGCGCAGGTCAAGAAGCAGGTGCACTACGTCACGCTGTGGATTCAAACCACGGGCAGCGTCGAGCTCAAGCTGAGCCACTTCAAGGACTTCGGCTACGCCGAGGTGGGCAGCAACAAGACCTACCTCGCCCAGCCTGCCGACACTGCGAGCCAGCCCGTGCTTGACGAGGGCCTGGTGGGCACTGCAAAGTGGCAACGCGCGCAGCTGGTGCCCATCCGAATCAGCGTTGCACAGCAGTCCTGCTCGTGGTTTAAGTTCCGCCTCGAGACCACCGACGACCTGCTGCTCGTCGGCTACGAGATCGAGTACCAGTCCCGTGGCGTGCGGGTCATCGCAGGGAAGACAGCATGAAAGAGTGGACCCAGCACGAGGCCAGGGCCAAGCAGCTCATCGAGGCCGATCAGTTCAACGCGCAACACACCTCCTTCCGGGGTCAGATCGCAGGCCTGGACCGCAGCCAGTACCCGACCGACGTTGTCACCGAGGCTCGACTCGTGGACCACGCCACCCACATCGTAGTTGTCCACAACCTGTGGGCAGCCAGTGGAGGAGAGGACGACACCGAGGGTGAGCAGACCAACGTGCGAGCCACGCAGGGCAACACCCGCAACCAGACCTTCCGGGCAATCACGCACCAGCAGTACGGTGGGGGCTGGCGCACGGCGTTCACCTACACCGTCGACCCCTTCAAGGGCGGCAGCCTGCAGACGGAGTGGTTTGGAAACATCGCCTGCTTCCAGTTTTTCTACCGCAGCGCCAAGCGGGACAACAACGCGATCCCCTTCACCAAGCCCATCAGCCGTCGGGTGTCTATGCGGATCCTGCACAACGGCGTGGTGGTCGGCGAGCGGTACGGGGCAGCCAAGCCCATGGACCACTTCCGCGTCATCGGCGAGGGCCAGGCTCCCGCCGGTCCTGTTGAGGTACAGTGCCAGTGGCGGCTCACCGGGCCGGGTCCTGACGACGCGGACGAAGAGGTCGACAACAACACGCACATCATGCAGGGCCACCTGTTCAGCAACAGGGTGGTCAGCATCGGGAGGTGGCGATGAGCCGTATTGAACGCGCACGGGTCAAGCCGGGTGAGGCAACGGACGCCACTACGCTGAACAGCACCTATGCAGACTACACTCAAAGCGCGGCGCTCAACAGCGCCAACTCGCGCGATCAAGCCTTTGGTATTGCACACTTCGCCGACAGCGGCGGCCCCATCAAGTACGCAGGCCAAGACCACCTCGGCAACCAGAGCCTGCCCACCGAGGCCTCGCCTGCACTGACCACGGTGAGCAGCGCCAGCGGCAGCGCACCCACCAGCCCACACGTCGTGCAGACTTCGACGGGGACCGAGACCTTCCTCGACTTGTCGAGCAGCTCGTGGTCCGTGACCAGCGGTGATGTGTTGCGGGTGTGGTGGCACCTGAACTGCAAGCCCAAGTACACAGGCACACCGTGGACCGCAGCAGGAGTCAAGGGCAAGCTGGAGTTTGACAATGTCGGCTCTGGCACCACGGTCACGACCGACAGCCAGCACTGCTGGGTCGCGTACCTGCAGTGGGAGAAGACCAGCGCATCCCTGGCAAACTGGCAAGACGTGCCGGGGCAAGATGACTTCCTGACTGTCATCGACAGCCAGACGGGCAGCAAGCTGTCTGAAACCTCGTCGACCACGGTCATTCCGGCGTGGCTTGTTGTGGGCAACAACCAGTCCGACGACGGGGCCATCGGAACGGACGGCGTCCCCCAGACCCTGGGCTACAACGCAGCCTACGGGATGTTCGCCTACGACGTGGTTTCCAACGCCACCATCTACGGGCTGCGCGTTGTCATCCGAGGGCTGATGCACCCACAGCACGACAGCAGCGGATCGCCCTACGCCAACCTGCTCGTGTACGATCTCAACGCTGTGGGTGATCTGGACTACGCAGGTGGTCGCATCAATGCCCTCGTCATGCGGGAGAAGTAATGGCGTACTCTCCACCCAACACGTTCACCGACGGACTGCCGCTCGAGGCAGCAAGCCTCGAGGGCAACGACCAGGCGCTTCGAGTGTACCTGCACGAGGGTGTGGTCGACGCCGACCTGTTGTCCAGCACGCCCTGGGTTGAGACCCAGCACATCCAGTCCCCGGTGGTCGACCCCATCCGTGGCCTGCAGCACGGCGTGACAGGTTGGCAGGGCAGCCAGTGGTCGGGCGGCTTCGGTGTGCGGGCACAGTTTGCTTCGGTCGCGCTGACGGGCAACCGCTCCGATGCTACGACCGAGGCCTTCGAGGTGTTGCCCCAGACGGCGTTTACCTTCGAGCTGCGCCACCCTGCGCTGGTCATCTTCCACTGGTGGATGGAGACGTTCAACGGACCGGACGACAACGTCTCCAGTGCGTCGGATGCGTCGCTGTACGTGGGTGAGTACACCGAGGCACAGCAGTTTGCCACCGGCCGGGTCGTGCCGACTGCACCCACCCAGAGCCTCGTTTCCAGCAACAACCGCGAGGGCTGGGTACCCAACACCACGAGCCCGTTGCGCGTGGCTGGACCGTACAACCCGTACACCATCGGTGGCCTGGGCAACCTCAGCGGCACCGTCATGCGCAAGGTAGGTTCGGGTGGAGGCTACACCGTGGGCCTGTCGCACCTGACCAGCATCGACCCGTGCTGCATCATCAACTGGTCCATTCACATCGAAGCGTACTACACTGGCATCAACCTGAACTGAGGGCACCATGGCTGTAATCCCCGCATTGACTATTGGTGCTATTGGTGCTGGCGCAATCGCCAACACTGCAGGCGCGTTTGCTGGCGCGCGCCAGTTGTACAACCCCGACAAAGAACGCGACCTCTTCATGGCGCAGGCACAGCAGCGTGAGATTTTGAACCAACAGGTTCAAGCCCAGCGTGCAGCACAGGCTGGGATTACCGCAGACGTGCAAGCGCAGGGTCGGGAGCAGGCAGCCATCATGGGCGCTCAGGGCGCGTATGGCGGCCGTGAGCAGCTCAACACAGCCTTGGCCCTGCAGGACATTCGAGGACAGCAGGAGGCGGCCCTGGCGGCCGTGGAACAACAAGCTCGTTTGAAGGCGGAAGCAGAGTTCCAACAAGAAAAAATGGAACTGGCGCAGTTGAAAGACGATGCGCGCGGAACCCGCATTCGGGGCGTTGCTGGCGCACTGGGCACTGCGGCTGCGCAGGCCATCCCGGTATTCCAGCAGGGAGCAGCCATGAACTTGCAGCAGTCCTACTTCGACGCCATGATCAAAGGCTTTTCGCAACAGGCAGGTGCGCGGCAAGCGCAAGCGCAAGCGGCAAGTGCGCTCGAGCAGGGCATGGTTGGCGCACTGCAGCCTGCAAGCGCAACGCCTTCAACCGTTGACTACGCTTCCTTGTTCCTGCAGGGCGCAAGCCAGGGAGCATTTTGATGGCATTGCCGAAACCGACATTCCTGCCGTACCAACCCCAGCAGTTTGCCGATGTAAGCTCAGCTGTGACGCTGGGTATGCAGCTCTTTGGCAAGTACCACCCCTCGCAGCTTCAGCAGTTGCGCTACCAGCAGATGCTGCAAGAGCGGGAAGGCAAGGAGCGCAGCGCACAAGAGGAGCTGAAGACGATCGCCGAGGAGCGGGCAGCACTCCGTCGGTACCAAACCAGCTTCCGAGAAGCGGGCCTTGGTCCAAGCGGCAAGGTCCCCCTGACCGGCAGTCGTCAGGCAGGCGGAGGCGGAGCCGGGGGCGGAGCCGGTCGAGGCGGCGAGTCGATGACAGGCGTGCTGAACGCAGCCGCCAAGTTCTCGGCCAACACGACCGACCGTCGAGGGCTGGCTACGGAGGACCGCAACAGGATTGAGCGCAAGTACGACATGACCTCTGGCGTCGGCTCACAGCTTGTGGGCGACGTGTTGCGCAAAGCGGAATCCGTAGCCGGTAGTGCAAGCGGCGTCAGCACATCAGCTTTGTTGGGCGCAATTGCCTCGGCATCGGGTGAGTATTTTTCTCGCATCGAGGGCGTCAACATCTCAGGAGAGCGAAAGGAGATGGCGGCTGCGCGCCTGTTCGATGCACTCAAGGGGCGGTACCGTGCGAAGGTTGACAGCAACGTAGCGATGGCCATTGATGCAGTGCTCGAGACGCCAGGGTTTTTGACCGGAGCACTTTCCGAAGGCATCAGCCCGTCAGCCATTATCCGTCAGCGGCAACAGGCTGAGCTCAGCGGTGTCACTGCAGGCCCTGATCGTTTTGAAGAGTTTGCCTTCAGCAAGCTGCAGACCATTGACACCAACAAAGATGGCAAGGTCAGCGCCGAGGAGCGGCAGACCTACGAGCAGGAGCTTGCGTCGTTTCGCAAAGCCTACGGATTGGCGGAGCCACTTACCGATGAAGAGGAGTTCTTCCTTGGCCGGTACATCAACGCGCTAAGCGACGACGGGCAGGCTGATCTCAAAGAGTTCGAAAACGAAGCCGAGTACCAGCAGGCGCTGGCTGCCTACGAGAAGGGGCGCAACCTTGAGTCTCTGCCTCGCGGCTTTGCTCGGTTCTACGACGTTGACTACCTCGCCTCCAAGCAACGCGACTTGCAGCTCCGCGAGCGAGAGGCAGCCCTCCTGGGTCGCGAGACACCCCAGCAGCAGGCAGCACAAGCCCTCCTCGGGCTGCCAACCGTTAGCGCAGAGGCATTCCAGGCCGCAGCACAGGTCAGCCCACGGGCTGCTGAAGGGCTGCCCTACATGATCCAGCGGTACCAGCAGGCCAACGGTGACGTGCAGCCCAGGGATCGCGTTGAGCAGACGGCACAACAGCTCATCAGCAGGGGCAACCGCGACTTCAATATGTTCATGCAGCAGATCGACAAGCTGTACCCCAACGACAACGATGCCCGACTCAAAGCGGCGGCCTACTACGGGGCAGCGCAGTTCGGTGCTGATGCTCGAGGCTCGACCTTCGACACTGCTACGCAACAAGGCAACATCGCTGGCATGGCGCAAGGCATCCAGACTGCAGAGCGACAGTTTGCTTCCGACGTAGAAAGGACAGCAGCGGCCCCGGTCGCTCCACCTCCTCCTGTCATGGACCCGGCTCAGGCCATGCGTGCTCAGGCAGCGGCCTACGTTGCAGGGTTCACACCCGATGCTGGACAAGCAGCGTATGTGCCAGCACCACAGCCCACGGTGATGGAGCGGAGTGGTCTGATGGGTGACGCTACAATCTCACCGCCATCTCCCGGACCCGTACCGCTAACTGCCAGAGAAATATTTGTGCAGAACAACCCAGAGTTGTTTGACCCCGTCTACGGGCAGCCAGGCGGCTACACGGCGGGCCGATGAGCGCGAGCGAACTGCTTCGCGCAGCAGAGGTTGCAGAGCAGAAGGGTCGTCCCGAGTCTGCGCGGTTGTTGCGCGAAATGGCAGCGAAGCTCGGTGCCACGCCTGCAGCACCCGCCGCGCCCACGCCTACTGTGGCCCCTGCGGCTGTACCTGCGCGACCCCAGACTATGTACGCGCCTGACGATGCTGGCTTTTCGCCCCCTCCCGGTGCGCCATTGTCGTCCGACAGCATCGCAACTCGGAGGGCCAGGATACAGGGCGCAGAGTTCATGGAAGACCTGCGCGCTGGCAGGCTTGATCCTGAGGTTCGAGAACGTCAACGCCAGTACCGTGAAGCGCTTGTTGAGCGCCCACGATTTGGGGGTCGACCGTTTGAAAACATTGAGGCCGGCGCTGTTGTCTATGCGCCTGAGTCACCCGTCGAGCCAGACATTGCTCCCGTAGAGATGGACGACCAGCAGGTTGCCATGGAGTTGTCGCTACCTCGCGGCGCTTCCTACATGCGCAGGGCTGCACCAACCGATGCTCGCGTCTACATGGAACGGTTGCAGGGCCCGCGACCTGATGGGTCGGGCGGCAACATCATCAGGCCACCGGAGCAACGCGGGGAGGACATTGACCTCGAGCGACAGTTCGCTGCAACATCGGCAGCGGTTCAGGCTTTGCAGGACAAGGAGACCGCCGCGCTCATGGGGCGTACAAAGTACACGCCACAATACGCAGAGCAGAGCCTGCTCGAGCGCATCAATCCGCTCAGTCAACGTCGGCTTGTAACGCCAGGCGAACAGGCAACCCGGCAGCTTGAAGACCAGTTCATCATGCAGGCCGGAATGTCAGAGGAGACAGCGCGGGCTGCTGCTCGGGCTGGCACTCGCGACGTGGGTGAGCAGCGACTAACCACACAGGGAGATCCGGTCACAACGGGTGAGCGGAATCCGTTCTTCT